AGGTAACTTGTCTGCTTACATAGGCAGTAGATCTGTCACCACCACCTAGATATCCAGGCAGTGTACGTGGAGTAGTTGTGCCGTTTTGTCCATACATTCTGTATTCAATGTAAGCACCAAACCATTTAGATAAATCACTAGCATTGGGCTGTGTAACTACGATACTTAATTGAGCCGCAGTGTTATCTGCGTTAAACCTTTCAATTCTCCAGTTAACAAAACCAAACTTAATACCTGTCGCACCTGTTGCACTTGCGGTTGGTGGACTTAGTGATGTCAGTGTGTAATCAAAAGCATTTTCTGCTTCATATGTCGGTGTATAAGTGTTAAGCATATTGTAGACTCTAGTTCCACTTGAAAATCTGTCTGCAAAATCTCTTTCTACACCCACACTCATAAATCTTGTGTGTACAGTACTAGGTGTGCCATCGTTGTACAGCCACATAAACATAAAATCATAATTGTCTGTGCTACCTGGTGAACTTGGATACTGTGTGGTGCCTAAACCTGTGCCTGAAGGCTCCCATCTAAAAGTATGTCCGTATGCGTTAGGTAGAAAACCATCTGCTACACCAACTGCAAGATTACTAGGTACTGCTTCTTCTCGCTTGCTGGGGAACCAGCTCTTGTCAAATACAACATCTTCTCTTGCCCAATAATCTGTACCTGATTGTCTATAAGTTATTCTAATACCTATAATATCTGGGTTGATTGGCTGATCCAAACTTTGTCCTACACAGATATTGACATATCTATCACCAGGTTGTGGCACTAACACACCGCCTGAATCATTAAGAACAGGACCCAGTGCTCTTACTTCACATCTAGTGTCTCTTCTACCTGATGCATAAGTGAATTCTGTTAAGTCTAATGATTCTGTTAGGTTAATAGTTTCTGTTGGATCTGCTGAACCTGCTTGTGGTGTTAGACTAAATGATGCACTTTGAACACTGCGTTCTCCTGTAGAATACTTTACTACACTGACAAATTTATACAGTGTTTCAGATAACGGACCAATTGTTGCAGTAACAGTTTCTCCAATGCCTGGTGCATCTGTAGATTCATATACTCTGAATTTAGTATCACCTACATTTCGTTTAAAATAAAATACTGTGCCACCATAGTTTGCAACAGGTTGTGCAAAATTAAGATTAGCAAAATAATTCTCACCTTCTTTTGTGTAAGTTACTTGAAAAACATCCACTGTGGCATCTAATGGTTCTTCTACCTGTTGCGGAGGAGTTGGAGGAGTATTTGTGGTTGGTGTTGCTGTGTTACCACCACCGCCTCCTGTTGATCCTGTAGGATCTGTTGGTACTGGGTTTACCACAGTGTCAACTGGTGTTGTGCTGATAGTTGCATTTTTAGGTGGTACCAAACCAATAGCAACTCGTCTGCCTACAGCAGGATAGTATATTGTGCTTCCTTTAGGAATATAGGGTGATGAAACAATGTCTTCTTGCCCTACTATTGTGTAAGGATAGATTGTTTCTGCATTCCTAACGCAAGCAATGTCTGCTGTCATGTCGTTGTTATACTTGATACTGATTACACGCCAGGCTGTGTTACCAAAATTTAATTTACGAGCCTGTATTCTAATGTTATCACCAGGCTCTAGTTCTAGTGCTTCTGCTGTGATTCTTAAACTTACAGAGTCTTGCAGTCTAGATTTGTTTAGTAATAATCTTGCCATGTCTTTTGCCATAGCGTAGTTTGTGAGAGTAGGAAATGCTACTTCTAATTTGTTCTCATTGCCACCATCTTCTGTAATAAGTGTGGCTCTGTCTGATTCAGACTCTGGATAAACTACTTGTTCACTTACCCATTTCTTGTCTGGTTCTACATAAGTTACTGTTACCTGATTGTATCTAGCACTGCGATCCGTTCTAGCGTAATTTATATCACCTATAATATCAGCAGTATCTGTAGAATATTCTGCTTTGCCAAAACCATCTGCCACAGCAATCAATTCAATTGTAGCCGCACTACTGGTAATGTCTGTAGGATTACCTGCGTCTTCAATCTTTAGTTTATACTTGCCTTGTACATATGGCATATAGGCTCTAAAGCCCATTAGTAAATTCTTCGTGTTGTTGAAGATTGTTTGTCCAGTGTCTAACACATAGTTACAACTTAAAATTGGTCCTTGTGTGTTGTCAGCAATGTACTGCACAGTGGTATTACATTTTGCCGCCGCTGTCTTCCAGGATGCCCAATCAATTTGGTCATTTGTAAGTCCTTTACCATAGCGTGGATGGCGTAGGTAGTCTAGTAATATTTCTGCAGGGTTTGTGCTGTATCTAGCGTCATCATCATAATCAAAGTTTTCTGGTGATGTGATAGTAAGGCTTGCAACCTTTCTACCCAGTAAGGTTGCCTGTAGTACAGGTATACTAGCACCAAATGGATTATTGTCTGCATCTTCTTGTGTCTTAATTTCTTTAAATTCATATCTAGCAAACATCACACATAAACCATTGTAGTTCATGTTAGTGTCCCAACTGGGTGCATCTGCTAGAATACTGTTTGTGCCTACTGGACTTGAAGTTGCTGTGGCATAGTGTGCGCCATGAAAGAACTGTAACTGTACTCTACCACTGTACTTGCCATCATCAATATTAACAGTTGTACCACTGTTCAAATTACTGATGTGTTTGGCTGATATTTGGTGATCATCTATGTAGATTTCATGCAAGCCTTCTACTGGTCCTTCTGAAAACACATAGGCTACCCACAAATATCTATTGTTGGTATCACCAGTTTCTGCAAAAGTAACCACACCACCTACTTTTCTGTGTCCATAAACAACAGGTACGCTGACAATACTGCCTTGTCTTTGTAATAAAACACCTTGTTGTCTTTCTATTTCTGAACTAGCACTGGGAATGTCTGGTGCGGCAAACCCACCTAGTAGACCCATAAAAGGTTGTGTTACAAAACTAAAGACACTGGTTACAATTTTACTGGCTACATTAACAACTTTATTGGCAATGCCAACAACTTTATTAATGGTTTTCTTAATCGTCTTTTTTACTTTTTGTACTGGTGAGCTCATTCAGCCATCTCCTTGCTAACCCATAATCCTCTCTTGTAACCTAGATGTGTGTATAGTGTTTCTGTTCTCTCTAGATTTATTCCTATGTCACCTGCTGTAACCGATCTACAGCCCATTTGCCGTGCCCACGCTTCAAATTCAGAAACTAAACGCCTAAAGTTATCAAGGTTGCGATGACTGTCTAGTAAATACACCAAATCAATATGCCCAATAAAGTATTCATTTGACCAAGGCATCTTAGTCATGCCTCCAGCAATTAAACCAACTGGCCTTGTGCTATCATAACAATTGTACCATACTTGTGAAGGTTCAATTGTATAATTTCTAATAGTTTCTATCACAGCATCTTCATCATATTCTGAGTCTGGTATTTTAGCTTCGTCTGCATAATACCTGCAGAGATTAACTGTGACTGCAAGTTCTTGTGGGTGCATTTTACGAATAATCATTTGGTACGCCCCCATAAGAATTCTGTTTGTCCTACAAGTCCACTCTTTGCAAATGCTGTATCTGTTGTTTGACCTTGGAATGCATGATTGCTGGCATTGTTTGTTCTACGCCCTGCTACTCTTTCAAAGTCAGCAAATAAACTGGAACATTCAATGTTAATCTGACATCCTACTTGTCCTTCTACAATACCTACATTGTAGACAGTGCCATCAAACATTAGAATAGGTGTGTCTATAATTGCAAAGGTTTCTAAATTATGAAATGCTTTCCAGACAACAACTCTTTGTCCTTCTGCAGGTGCGTCTGTAAAATAATCTATATAATTACTGGGAAGCCCACTAAGGAATATAGAAAACTTTCCAACAATTACATCAAAATCTTCTGTTATTTGACTCATACCTAAAAACTCGCCTTGTGCTGAGTATGTGTTTGAACCCGCATCAGGCGCAGTTGTGGAATCATAATCCACATCTATGTTACCAGAGTTTAGATATAAGGTATTGTTTGCTCCAGCACTTGTCTTTAGATGTATTTCAATAAGATCCGTAGTAAATGAATGATCTCTGTAGATTTCATCTCTAATATCGGTGCTATATGATTTTGCCATTAGAGTACCTCTCGCATTCCTACATCTAGTGTGGTTAATCCTCCATATCCTACATCAAAGCTCTGCTCTTCTCCATCAAAAATAGCAGTAAAAGGAACAGCAGTGATTGTTAATGGTGTGTTATCTGGTACTGTTGTCAATAAGTTACCTGTAAAGTATAATGTTGCAACTCCTGATCCATCTGAAGTAGAGGTTGCTGAACACATGTACACCTTAGTGTGATTGTCGAATTTAAAGAAGTCACCGCCTCTCAGTACTTCCTTATTAGCACCACAGTTGTCTAAAGTAACTGTGTTAACGCCTCGAGCAAATCCTGCATTTGTTTGTGGTGTTGTGCTTGGTGGGTTTGTGCTCTTGCTGTAACTTACTTTAGGCAAGATGATTTCAAATGACAGCTGGGGGCCATAAGCGGCATTGATATATCCAATAATTGGTCCCATGTCTTCTTGAGTCTGTCTACCAAATCTGCATACCCATTCATAATAAGAATGTCCGTAGCCGTAGCGTCTTATTTTACCTGAATTTGCTTCGGTAATTTGTGTAGGAGTTACAGTCTTAAAGTTAACTGCCTCCATGCCTGGGTTTGTAGGAAATTGTCCTAAACTATCTAAATCAGCCATTATACTACCATCCTTTGTCCACGCTCTGCCATTGCATCGCTAATAATCTGTGTGATTAAACCTTTTCTATTATATAGTAGTTCATCAAAGCCCGTCGTATCATTTGCAAGTATCTGGAAGTTAACTGTTACATCTCCGCTACCACCTAATTGTCTGTTAGGTGTTATTGAGCCTGTTGTATTTGGTGTAAACAACTCTGGGCCATTCTCACCAACTATGTAACCTGTGCCTCCCATTACAGGTCCACCAAGTTGTCTACCTGAATACTGTTGACTTTGAATTGCGGCTACCTGTGCCATACCTGCCGCTACTGCACCAGCAACATAGATAAAACTAAGTGGTGGTCCAGGTGGGAAAGCAATCGCCATTGCCGCCGCTTGGTATGTAGATATAAGAGCCTGTGCAATTGCCAGTGCTTTGTAGGCTTCAAATGCTTTCTTGTTTTGTCCGCCTAATTGTTGGAACACATTTGCAGTAGCACCTAGTACACCTTGTATACCCTGTATGCCACCCTGCTGGATCATTTTTACTTGATCCATTTGTCCCATTGTCTGTCTGATTATCTCATCATTAACAACACCGTTTTGTCTTAAGCGTTCTTCAGCCTGTTGCTTCTGTAAATCAAAAATTGCATCTTCATATTCTCTGTGCAAATCAAGTTTTGTCTTTAGATACTTTTCTTCTGAAATAGCATCGTTGTCTCTCAGTATCTTTAAGCCTCGAAGTTCTGTTTCATACTTCTTACGCATTTCCTCAGCAGGATTCATTCTTGACATCGCACTGCCACCTGCTTGTATTGCTTCTACCTCTGTTGCGGCTCTGGTAACTTCAGCAATGGCATCTGCAATTTCTTTTTGCTTTTCTGCCTGCTTGGTTAATTCATCATTTTGCTGAACTAAGTCTCTCAGTTTCTGTTTTTCTGTTTCACCTATTGCATCGCCAAGTTCTTTAACAGCATCTTGTACTGCTTTGTACTTTTCTTGTTCTAGAGTTGTCATTCTAGACACTCTCAACTCTTCTTGCTTGGCTTGTAGATAATCTTCAAATGACTTTGTTTGTGCTTCTTGTCTGGCAGCCGCCTTAGCAGTCTGATCCGCTACTGCGGCTTGTGCGGCTTCAGTTTGACTCATTGCACGAGCATTTTCTGCCGCAAGTTGACTGAGTCTTTCTGCTTCTGAATTTACATCCTCAAAACCTTGTCTAAGTTCGTCAATACCTTGTACACCTAGCCCTTTAAGAATACCATCAATGTCCATCATGGAATCTACAGTTTCTTTAGCGGCTTCTGATGTTGCACCTTTGTACACACCCCAAGACGCTGCCAGTACGCCAATACCTGCAACAACACCTTTAATTAATGCTCCACCAGGAACTAAGAAACTTAAAATACCTATAGCATTCTTAATCTGTTTGCCTAGTGCTACTAGAGCAGGTATTGCAATAAGGAATATGGCTTTTGCAAAGTTGGCAAAGAACAAGGCAGCCTTAATACTAATCAATAATAATAGTGCTTTACCAATCAGTCCTATGTTGGCTATTAGGAATTTACCTACTTCAACAGTATACAAGAATGCCTTGGTGAGGTTTGTTCCAATTGCCTGTACTGCTGTGTCACTGCCAGTAATCAATTCTGTAATTGCTGTCACAGTTTCTGAAATGGCTAAACCAAATCCACCTTCACCTAGTGCGGCTGATGTTTCAAATAAAGCACCTCTAAAGTTACTCATAGCCAGTGTTAGTGGACCTACTGTTACTGATCCAAATCTACCTCCTTCCTGACCCAGTTTAATTAACTGATTGACAAGTTCTGTAGTCGACCTTGCAGTAGCAACTGAATCTTCACCAATCTTAGCAGTTAATACGCCAGATTCTTTTGAAACTTTGATACCAAATTCTTTAAATCTTTCAAACTCACCAGTCATACCGTCTGCTACTGCTTCAGCAAACTGTGTGATTGATTTGGAGTTGGCAGCCGCAATATTTGAGAAAGCAATCATGTTCTCATTGCTGGCGTCTAGACCCACTCTGTTAAATATAACGAATGCTTCTGTTAGTTCATTAACATCTTGTGGCAGTTGTCTAGCCAGTTGACTCAATCTTGCTATTTCAGCATTGGCTCTTTCTTGTGTACCAAGATAAGTTGTAAGTTGAGTACGGAAACCTTCCATACTCTGTGTTGCTGACACGATGCCACCTACTGCTCTTGTAGTAGCAAAGGCAGCAAATGCCGTAGCGGCTACCCTCAAAGCACCACTAACAGCACTTGCCGACTTTTGGATGCTACCTAATGCTCTGTTAGCAGTGGCACTTCTTGCTTGTAGACCCGTCAGTCCACGCTGTACTTGTGCTAACTTTGCATTGAGGTCTTTAGCATCACCTCTAAACCTTACAACTGTATCCGCCATTACCTTGTCCTCGTTTTAGCTTTCTGCATTGCTTTTTTACTCTCTTCTGCTTCCCACTTATAAAAAGCAACCCATCCAGCAAACTCCGCGGTGTTCATTTCTAAAATATCCAGGACCCTCATACCTAAATCTTTTGCTAGTCTATAACAAAACTTTAAGTCGGGATCCTCCTTTAGTTTTTTTCCGCTATCTCCACATTGCTTTCAGCATTTAGAGCATTCATTTCAGAACAGATTCTAATGACTACTGCAGGATCAACTTCATTCATAAAAGTTGCCTTTTCTGCTAGTGTAAACATCTTACTACCATCTTCGTTTCTTGCTTTGGTAATGAGTGTTTCTACTAGAGCTTCTACTGTCTTACCTTGCTGTGCAAGTTCAACTAGTTTGGCTTCTTCCCTTAGTGTGTTAGATTCTTTAAACCAAATCTTTGTGTCCCATTCTGGAACTGTGATTGATTTCATTTCTCCTGAAATCTTTGTTCTATAATGTGATGTTGCCTTATCTATAACTCTGGTGCTCATGTTTTATTTTCTCCTTTTTCTACGCTTAATAGCATTTAAAGTTGGTGAGGTAAAACCTCTCGGGTGTTGTTTACTCCAGCCTTCATCTAATCGTTCAATATATGGTACTCTGTTTTCCAGTGTAAAGCCATTATTGTATTTGTTTAGATCCCAGCTTGCCCTCGCATTACCCGTGTCTACTGCTGTGAACTTCTTAACTGATTTTTCAGTAAAGTCAGCCAAGGACCAGATTTCATCCTTTACGGAATCCTCTAGATCCTTGATTGTCTTCTTTAAACCATGAAAAGTAATTCTCATTTATTACACATTGCCCGTTGTTGAGAATGTTGTTCCGCCAGTACCTTGGAAACTGATACTTGCTTCAACCATTCCATCCATACTAGAGTTAACTGTGTAGCCTGTTACAATTA